TCACCGCCGGACACCAACTCCCGCCATAGCTTGTTCTTCTCGCTGCTCTCAGGGGCATACACTTCATAGATCTTGGCACCCCACTTCTCGAACATCTGCGAGTAGTCTTGCGTATGTAGCATGGTGCCAATGCTCCCTATGGCATCGGCAAAGGGGCTGCTCACTACCTTATCGCAGGCTGCTGCAATCCAATAAGCCGCACTACACATATACCCATTGGTATAGGCTACGATGGGCTTTTCTATCCCCCTGATGATGTGGGCAAGCTCTGCCGTGCCTGAGACCATACCCCCGCCGCTGTTTATGTCTAATATGATAGCCGAGACACTTGGGTGTGCGTCCAACTGCCGAAGGTAGCGGCCATAGCTCTGAGTACCTATATAGTCATAGGACGTATGCTTGACGATTGCCCCGTATATATCCACTACCACGGGGAAAGTATCCCGCCCGCTGGCACTCCCACTACGCGCCTGTACCTCCAGCTTAGCCTCATAATCCTCCTCCAGCTTCTCAGAAGCCGCAAAAGTATTGTCCTTAAAACCCTTTACAAGCGCAGGAATGATGGAGAATAGGTATTCTTTTTCTATTGATAGGATCATTTCTTTAGTTGTTAGAGATTTGTGGTTAGTATTTATTTACGGCAAAGGTAATATACCCCTTACACACCCCAAAGGACAGCTTTTATAATAATTAATGCCAACAATGATTAATTCCCTCATTTCTTAATTGGTTGGTGGCAAGAACAATAATACTCGGAATTTCTCGGTTATTTTCCCCAGAGTAGGGAAGATGATCGTTTGCCCCGTTAGACTAATGGTAAAGAGATCCTTCCCCGTACCGTTATCCACGATGTTGTCATCTATAGTAAGGCTAAAGGGTTCCCTATGGTTACCCACCACGAGCATCTCCTGAGCCGATACCAATGCCACCACATACTTGCGCTTTTTGTGCATGGATATCAGCTTCAGCCGCACCTCCTTGCTCAGCTCATACACAGGAAAGGTAACTTTCATATCGAAGTAGTCATTATGATTTTGTTCCTTGAGGCTTATCTTACGGCTGTAGCCGCTGGGGTGAGCCACTCGTAGTTTTACAAGAGCAGCGTTTGGATCGGGGGTGAGCGCCCTTAGATTCTGGTTAAAGGTAAAACTCGCCGCGTCAAAGAGCAGCACATGGCGGATCTCGCGTGTGAAATCCTCCCCTATATTACACAATTCGTAACTCATTTTTTTTTAGATTATAGGCAAAGATAAGCGCCCTTTCCCATTCAGGAAAGGACGCTTTAAGCAGGTAACCGCTTACAATCCATTGTAAGCCTCATAGATATCCGCTAACTCCTCTTTATTCTCTTTCGCAATAAAGGATAGATCCAGCATGTAATCAAAAATCTCTTCTAAAAACTCCTGATCATCTGAATCTAAGAGCTTAGCTTTTTTTATCTCTTTTGGGAATCTTGATAGCCTTTTTTGAAAATTCTTCTCTGCGGAGATCTTTTCAGCTACCTCAACGAGCCATTGAGAAAGCTCTTCCCCCAATTGCCTACTTAGTGGATGTGGATTGTTATTCATGATTTTTACCTCCTTCCTATTATTGTTTAGTTATGACATGGATAGAATCAGTAATCCTAATTCCTTAGCGATAGCATGCTCGATACGAGCCCCTCGGCTTTCCTTCCAGTCAGGGAGGAGGAATATACCCCCACACCCCATGAGGAGTTCTATATCTCTGAGCATGTGCTGTTCCCAAGGGCTATCAATGGGCAGCCCATTCTCAAGAGGAGAAACAGGAGTTTGCCCCATCGCAATCAAGTACTGACATGCCTTGTGGAACTTCTCCCGTGTCTGCTCAATATCCGTGTCTGTTATCTTTCCTGATATGTATATTTTCATTACTTATTCACTTTTTACCTCCTATTGAACTATAAGTCACTTAGCCACTCTTGCATGTTGTAGTATAATCCTTTCTTCTCAATATCTAATTTATTATAAATATAGTCTTTTTCGGAAGGTCTTAGATAATAAAAAAAGAATTCAATCATTGCTTTTTCTCTCCAGTCTACTATAGATTTTACATGTCTATAATGATACTCCTCTTTAGCATATGCTGTAATAAGGTATTCAAGTCTTTCTGCAGTAACAAAACATTCTAATCCCTCCTTAATCGAGTCTAAGGAGTTTATGTTACGTACCCATGAATGAAAGTACGCAGGTGCTGTCCTCTGACCTCTACCTCTCTGTTCATTAATAATGATTCCTAATATCCGTTTTTTCTTCATTGTTATAAAAATTTTAATCGTTTTGCTATTAATTCTACTACATCCACGGTTACAGCGTTACCTATGAGCTTGTATCGTTGTGTCTTAGCAATAGGTTTTATTATGCCGTTGTAATCGCCATATTGTGTCCAGTTGTCTGGGAACCCTTGTAGGCGTTCACATTCTATTTCTGTCAATCTACGTACACCATCAAGTAAGTTATTTTCTTGAAAAGCATTACTCGATATAGTAGGGCAGATTTTGAGGTTTGCACCTTTATTTTTACCTCGCGAACGTTGCTTTATAATAAAGTCAGAATTGTGTCTTGTTAAAGCTGGGCTTATTCCCCTTACATCAAACACTCTATTCTGTTGATAGGGTTGTCTGCCGTTGGATTCCTTAGACGGATTTAGCTGTATCACAGTCATATCAGAATGTAGGCCTCCTGAGTGACCTCCACCTGTGAGGGTTGCTGCAACCATGGGTATTATATAGGTGTCGTCAGGTCTCATTGCTCCACTTGCTTTGAGAGTTGTACTAATCGGGGCTTGTAATTGACTTTCCGTTTTTTCTGTAGCAGGGAAATCATTCTCTCCGATAGGAAATACTCCTGGGATACTTCTTCCTGCAAGATGGCCGATAAGGTATATCCGCTCTCTATTCTGGGGTAAAAGCCACTTTGTATTAAGCAATTGAAATTCAAGTCTATAACCCCCAATGTTGGCAAACGCTTTGATAAGTGCACAAAAGTCTGCGCCAGCGTTAGAGGTGAGTGCTCCCTTAACATTTTCCCAGACAAAAAGACCTGGTCTGAGCTGAGCAATGAGGGCAATTGCGTGCTGGATAAGGCTACTTTTGGCTCCTTTAAGCCCCTCTCTTTTTCCAGCAAGTGAGAAATCTTGGCAAGGCGATCCGAAAGTGATAACGTCAATTCCTGTAAAGTCTCCTCCGTGAATAGAGGTAATGTCTCCGATGTATTTTGCATGAGGAAAATTGTGTTTATAGTTAGCAATAGCGTTTTTGTCTATTTCTGAAAAATAATGCTCTGTGAATTGGTATCCTGCTCTCTGAAAGCCGATCGCAAAGCCACCAATCCCGCTGAAAAGGTCAATGATTTTCATTCTCTATAATTTTTAATCGTCGTCCCTCGTCCCCCCTTCGGGGACTTCGAGGGTTAGGGGGGGCACTTGTAACTCTTTATAAGATATCCATTCTCCTTTTACTTTTCGGTCATATACATACAGAATTTTTGATAAGTCGTCTATTGTCTTCTCTGTCAGTTTACGACTTTTTTCTTCAAATTCCCCTTTATGCGCCCGACATAATATCTCTGTTATCACACCTATTTGTGTGTCATTGAGTTCTGATGTTAGCGCAAGACTATATTTATCATCTTCTTTTTTTATCAGCTCAATAGAGAGCTTCCCTAAAAGTTGTTCTGTTTTCATAATTGTTACTTTTTTTTGTATCTTTTCTTTGTTTTGCGAAGGTGTAAATGTTTCATTGTTCTATAATTTTTAATCCTCATTACGACTTTCCCTTTTAAAAAGTTCTCTGTATTTAGAGGTCGTTACCTCTGTGCAATCAGCAGGAATGGGAACATCTGTCCAATCTTCTTCGATAAAAAAGCAAAAGTATTCATCATTATTCCAATCAAGTCCTATACAGTTAATAAAATCTTCCCCCCAACCTATACAGGCATTGAGTTCTCCCTTGGTGATAACAGTGGCTTGTTTGAACTCGGCTTGTAGCGCTTTCCCCTCTTTGGTATTCAATCGAGGACTATATTCAGTCTTACCTTTAACTAACTTCCATAATTTGGCATCTACAGTAGCACATTTGTGGAATGTTACAGAGGAGATCCCTCCTGCAGCTTCCCAAGAAGAACGCCTCCATGAGGTAAAACCGTATTTATCGGCTAATGCCTTTTGATCTTTATGACAAATATCTAATTTGTCCATTATCTTTTGAAACTTTTTACCAGTTTCACTTTCTTTCTTTGTAAGAAAATACATGGTCATTATTTTAAATTTTAAATATTACTTATTCACTTTTTGCCTACTGGTGAGAGCTTGTCACTCTTCACTTTTCACTCTTCATTCTTAATCAGTCTCTCCTCTATACTCCCCTTTTTTCGGTTAAAGTCTTTGCGGAGGGTCTCATACATCAGGTCGCTTTCCTCTATATCGTACATCTCCAAGCGCTTTAGGATGGTGTCTTTGTACGGGATCTGAAACTGATGATAGTTCACCACTGCTTGTGTGTACAGTTCTCTCCGGAAGTGTTGGTCTATATACTTGAGCACTAAGCCTATTTTCTCCTGAGAGAGAATACACCCCTTCTTCTCATACTGAGAAGCATTCACCGCGATCCTATAAGCATGTAGCTCTCCACTACGGGGGTGATACTTATACTCTGAGGCCATACTCTTGCGCTCCAAGATATGCAAGAGATATAAGCCTACATCATTATCACTCTTGAGCTGATACGGTTCTCCATACATCTTGCGCATGTATTTCAGTAGATACTTTGGTAGTAATAGTTTTATTTCCATATCCATATCTTTTTATTTATCACTGGTTACTCTTCATCTGTTAGTGGTAGCTCTTCGCTCTTACCCTTTATCCTTACATTCTTAATGGGGCGTTCTTCTTCATCATACCCTGTTACCGAATCCTCGTAGCTGTATTCTATACGGGTAGCATGTTTCTTCACATAGTCCTGTATATCCTCCAATCGTGGAGGAAATATATCAAAGACACTTTTTACCAATTGCTCTAATCCTACAGGATTCTTTGCCGAATCCACATGGCAGCCCACCAACTGCCCATCGCGGTACAAGCCCACCACATAGGTATAGCTTTTCTTCAGATACGCCCATATAGGCATCAGGTTGCGCATACTGTCAAATACATAATACTTTATCATCGCTTTTGTTTTTAAAAAATGCTATCTTCACTCTCTTTGGGAGCAGCAGGGGCAGCAGCAGCTTCAGTAGACGAGGAAGCTATACGAAGCTTCTGTACCTCTATCTCGGCCAATAGTTCCTCACGAATACGTAATTTGCCAATGTCTATCACTATGGCACTGGTAGGGCTATTGATATTGGTGTTAATACGGATACTCTTCTCCTCACCAATACAGCTGCTATCCTCCCTGAGCTGTCGGCGCATCTCACTCTTGCCAGGCGCCTGCTCTCGGTACTGGACAAACCATTGGCGCTGTACGATACTATAAGCCGTACTGAAGTTAAAGTATATACGTCCGCCCTCAGCCCGTAGGTTCGTATCCACTTGCAGGCGCTCCCCTTGCGTGAGGCGCATGCACACCATAAAGCAATCCCAAAACCGCTGATATACCGAATCGCTCTCTATCTTACGCCTTTGGTTCTCTATAAGGGAATCAAAGTGCCGCTCCATATCCTCCTGCCAAAAGGGAAAAATCCCCTCCCGCTCAAAGATCCCATACACGGCATACAATACCGCAAGGTTATCTATCATTCGTACAGGCACTCCCTTGATCGCCTCCCGCTCACTCAGCAGCCGCTTTTTTTCACGATACACTTCTAAAAAATGCTCTTGGAAGACAGCCCGCTTATGGAGCAACCAGTCCGAGATCCCCGACACCCCGCGCCTGCACATATCCTTGAGCTTGTTGTACGCGGCCTTTGCCTCCTCGCTAAACTCCTGCACCTTCATCTCCTCCCAGATAAGGCGGGTAATAAGCGCCTCTGCATCGGGGCTATCATTCCCAGTAAGCAGCGTGGAGGAGATAATCGGCACTTCATCCACCGCAACCCTGCTCTCTATACTCCCACGCTTGTACCCGCGCCTATCCCACAAACCTTTGATGATCCCATCCACTTGCGGATTGCCCCTCTTGTACTCCGACAGCTGAGAAATCCCATTGCTGAACTGGGCAAACTCTCGGATCTGTGCCTTTATAGTGGAAGCCGACCCCTCCAGCTGTATCGCCGTCTGTGGCTGCCCAACAAAGGATTGGATCGCCTCGCAAATATTATCCTTACCCGTCGAAGCAGGGCCAAAGTAAAACAGAATCGGGAAAAACCCCGTACAACTCACCACGATGTCCTGAAACAGCGAACCTATACCAAAGAGGATCCCCGTAATGGCATGCCCCCTATGTACCTTATACAGCTGCTTGAGGTATTGCGGCAAACTCACCTCCGTGGGAATACTCCTAAACTTCTTCTGTGCCCCATACTTGTACATGTTTTTCTCAAAGTTCTTGTTAGCCGAAGGAATGTAATAGCTGTCATTTTGGTACTTAAACAGCCCCTCCGAGTTGATCGCCTCTTCCCGCAATCCTGGGATAACGATTTTGTTATTCCA